AGATACCTGTGACACCACCAGCAATATTACCAACGTTTAGCCCTGCAGCCAGGCTACCTGTAGCTCTTAGAGAGTTGGCAACATAAGCTACAGGCGAGATAGTCCCACCAGAGGCAGTACCCGTGTTGCCTGTGATATTACCAGTCAATGGGCCCAAAGCGGATGCACCTCCGTAGAAGGTCACAGAAGCATTAAGGGACACAGCGGCGGGCAGACCAACAGTTCTCGCAGTAATCTGGGCAGCGCGGGATACGATGGTATGGGTGACACCACTAATCGACACAGTGGCCGTAGAGTCTGTCAGGGGCGGGTAATACCGCAAAGTGTAGGATACGTCCAGAAACTCGTCGGAGAGCACAGTAAGTGTGGTTGGATTACCAACACCATCAACGATAAGTGCACTGCTCCACAGGCCCGCCGCACTATTGGCAGTCCAACCAACACCGACCTTAGTCAGGTTACCAGCAGCGGCGCCCGCGCTAAACCGCCAAGTGAGCGTGTACTCAAACCAGTACGGGGAGCTACTAGTAGAGTTGGTTACATAGCCCTGCACAGTCGATGTACCCGCCACAAACCCTGCAAGGGCCGTATCAGACACAGAAGGTGCCGTGGCGTTATTGCTAACATAGGCGAAGTTGTGTGCACTCGCAGAACCGATGCGGTTCAAGCCAAGGTCTGTGATAAGATTCTTGAATTCTCTGGTCTCTACTACTTCGCCAGTATCGGCTTTAATCCGCTGTAGCTTAAAGCGCCCAGCTAGCTTATAATCGCTATGCAAAGTTGTCACGATAGTGTTCCTGCTGTAATGCTTAGTGTTGTAGTCTTTACTTCTTCTGTAGCCCACCGGGTGTAACTAATGAGTACCACTTTCATGGTACCCGCAGTGATAGACACTGGGTTAGACTGCACTTCTTCCCTGGCCCAGTTAGAGTAAGATTTGAATGCTTGGGCTAAAGTTCCGGCAATAATAGACGTTGTTTGAGTACCCAGGCCTTCTGTGGGCCAGTTCCTATATTCTTGGAACTGTGTCCTTAGTACACCGCCAGTAACACCAACAGTACCGAGAGTAACAAAGTCCAAAAAGTCAACCGCAAAAGAATCCCTTAACCCATGTGAGGTGGTTATTCTGTCTTCTACATCGACAAAGTAGGGCCTGCTGGTAAAGATGATGGGCTTAGGGAGCTTGATGCGATTAAACTCCGCGCCGCCCACCAAGGGGAGGAACCAATCCTGGCGTACACTTACGTCATAGTTTGGCATCCCATTCCCTCAGTGCTTCTCTATCCAGATTGCACAGCTTGATCGCTTCTTTAAGCGCCTGATTGTGCAGGGCTAGCGATCCGTTGGTATTACCCCCACGCTCAGGGGTTGGGCAGTCCTGCAGCAGGTGTGGAGGAACCCTGCGGTTTACTTGCTTGTACACCGTCGATGGCGTCGAGCACGCCACTAGGGATAGGCTGGTCAGCCCAATCCCGATGATCTTTAAGAGCATTCTCTAAACCCTTCCGAGCCTTCTCGGACTCTTTAAGCCGCAAAGTCTGACGGCGCAGTAGCTCAGACAGAATTTCCCGGTCTTTCTCAGCGGCGATTTTAAACGCCGTCAGAGCCTCGTTTGCCTCTTTAAGCTGGGTAGCCTTGACCGCAGCGTTTGCCTGGGCTTCTCGGGCCGATTTGGTGGCTTGCTGGGCCACCAGCCCAAGCGTCCCAGCCACCGCCAGCAGAATTGCACAGACGAATAGCAAAACGCGGGTCATCAGAACTCCCAGACGGTGGTATTGATGGGCGACCCTTGGGCAATAGCGCTCAACGCAGCAGTAGTACCGGTGAGATCGAACCTCTCTAATGGCCCAATACGTAGATTAGCAAGAGAACCCACACTAGCAGTACCGCCTAAGTGTATCCACAGCGCCTGAGCAGCATCCAGATTCTGAATGATAATCCGGGTGCGGGTAGTGTTTGCAGGAACAAGGGTTACAGCCGTGAGGGGCACCACAGCACTGCGGTCGGTTTTGGTAAGCGGTTTGGCTTTAACGAACCCCCCACTGGGGTCAGATGCCGCAGCCCCTCCCGCCGTTACAGCAGTTACAGGGAACGGGTTACTCGTAGAGGCTACGTGATCTTTACCGCCTGCGTCTTTGAAGCGTAGATAATCCATCTTGTGGTACTCCTGCAATACAGATGTTGTACTCTTCATATCGGCGGTTAGCCAGACCCCTTAGCACTTGCTTCTTACCATTGACGGTAATCATGTCCCAGCGGAGCATGCGCAGACAGGCATCCATATAGCGGCCTGCATTGTGGTCTTTAAGGGTGGTGCTGCTGCGGAAACCCGCAGAGCCGATATTGAAGGTGAATAGGGTATAGGCAGCGAACTGCCCATCCGTTGCAGGTTTAGTCAGCGCTTGGCTAACAGTCTGCTCGTATTCTCGAAGGTTGTTGTCCAGGTCGGACATGGCCTTCTCTAGCGTGATGGGCTTACCAGGAACTACTCCCTTGGTGTTACCGACACCATCAGTCCAGACGCCCGCTGAGTCCTTGTAGGGGATCAGCATGACAGCCTCTAGACTAATGAGTGCAGCCACCGCCCATTTAGCAACGTGGCGGCGAGTATCAGACATTAGCTGATAGTCACAGCCATGGTGACAGTCTTAGTGGGATCAGCAACGCTGCGGGCTGTGATAGTCGCAGAACCAGTAGCCACACGGGTGATAAGCCCAGTAGCGGACACCGTAGCCTTGGTTGCATCCGAAGTGGTGTAGGTCACGCCCTTGTTCAATGCCGTGGCAGGAGTGAAGGTCACTGTAGCCTGTACAGTACCGCCAGCAGCGCCAATGTTAGCCGAGGGGGAAACAGCAAGGCTAGTCACGCCACCAGCGTCCAAGGAGGTGATTCCCGCCTGTAGGAATGCCTTGAGGGCGGCGGCAGAGGCAGGCTCGTTCCGCCCACGCTTGCGGTACACCTCTACGCGGGAGAGGGCCTTAGCCAACTCGATGCGCAGGGCGAAACCGTTGTCGATAAGACGATGAAGGTTAGGGAGTGTAGATGCTCGCATGTGGAGATTCCTCTTAGTTAGAGTTTCCGAACCCGCTTAGATAGCAGGCTCACTGTCCGGGGTGGACCTTGCCGATTGAGTGGGAGCCCCAAGGGGTTCTTCATCATATTGGCGTATTCGCGCTTTTCGGCTGCTTCCACAGCCTTCTTCTGATCTACAGCCAGGGCATCCTGGTAGTGTCTCACCGCGCCTTCAACCGCATCAATACGGTCATCATGGATGAGAGCATTACGCTCTCGGGTCAGCTTAGATAGCTGATGGAAGAAAGAGTATGTCTGGCGTAAGCGAATGTCGTACCGCTGCACACTGGAGTGGTCAGCTTCGATAACGCTCTCGTCAACAATCAGCGCACCCCGGCCCATGATAGGCTCCAAGGTGTTGATGATACGCTGTTCCTTCTGCCCGGTCACATAGTCGTCCTCGATACCCGGCATAGGGATACCGCGGAGTTCGCATGTGGCTCGGATAATGGGGGTAACCACAGCGCGGTATGCACCGTGCCCCATATTCTTTTCGATCTTTACAACCTGTGGGCGATACTTCACCACCAGATCAGCAATCTCCTGTAACTGCTTACCGTCATAGCCACCAGGAACCCCACCGACTCCACGAAGGTAAACGTTAGAGTTCAGCAGCCCTACCACCGCCCAGCCAGTCTCGTCGGCGTTTAAGCCGCCACCAGCAGGGTCGATATATAGGACGGAACTAGTCAGCTTGCCCACGCTGCCCGTACCACCCTCAAAGGCGGGAGACATGCGGTAGCCCTTGCCGTTCACCGTGAAGGCCGTGGTTTGCCCAAAGGAGCGCACAACGGTCATCGGTGCCATGTCGCCCTGCATACGCAGTACGACTAGGTTCTCAGGCTTGAGGGGATAGCGCATGGCGTCTGTGAGCGCCGTGAGCAGCATGTGTTGCAGTTGGAAGTAGGCTTGCCCCTGATCCAACTCTTTTGCAATTAAGGCGCCCTCCGAGACGATCCTAGGGCTGGTGGCCTTTCCTTGCAGACCATCCAGGCCGTGCCCCGTCCCCAAGGACGGATCGACCCGCAAGGCCGCAGCAATCATGGGAGCCAGGGCATCCTGATAATGATCGAGCTGCTCAGCGGTCGGATAACGCCCAGGCCAAATGCGGACGGTGAACCCGCGCCCCGGCAAGGTGTTGTAAATGGACTCGATGGACTGAGGGGTACCGAGGTACACAATCCGGCCCGTGGAGTTGATAGAGGTAAAGTCCTTAGTGATGTGCAGTAGCTGCTCACGTTGGATAGCTGTGCGGCTATTCTTACCACTCTCCACGTCATCGGCAATCAGCAGGTCAGCCCGCGCACCCTGCAAGTTAGAGGTAACCCCCATACTGCGGACAGATGGGGATTTATCAACACCCTTGAGGCTGTGGTGTACGTCGAAGGCGTCTGTCGAGGTCTTATCCCCGGCAGTCTTATCAGGCCGCAGGGGCTCAAGGATATCAACCGTACCGACCAATCGCACGATCAGCGTACTAATCTCAGACGCTTGGCGGTCACCCGCCGATACGATCAGGATACGCCACTTAGGATTATGGATAAGACACCACACCGCAAAGATAGCAGTGATGGTAGTCTTGGCCTGACCCCGCTGGGCCTGCACCATGAGATACTGAGGGCCGTGTTCCAGGAACTCGGCAATGTCCTCCTGAATCTCATCGGTACTGAACCCCAGCTCAGCCATCATGTCAATCAGGAACGGTACGAACTCCTGATAGTGGTTCTGCAGCAGCTCTAGCTTGTTCCACCGTACTAGGGCTGCCTCGTCACTCTCTCTCTTACTCATTGCAGCAGCTCTTGGCCGATCTTGCCCATGGCCTCCTTGAGGTCACGGGATGTAGGGCGGCGTTGTTGCTTCTGCTTGAGCTTGTCTTGCAACTCAGACAGGGCATCTGTTTGCTCCGGAGTAGAGAAGATGCTGTTGTCCTTTAGGAACTTAGCAGCTACGGCTAGAGCAGCAGGGGACGGGTCGATGGTCTTCTTGACCACAACAGCGTCCTCCCCTTCCCCAACCATTTCCTCTACCTCACGCACTTGTGTCATAGTAATGAGGGTCTGGGCAAGCTGCTCATGCAGCTCGTTCATCTTGGATTCACTTGCCTTGCTCACGACGATCCTTCCATTTCCAGTAAAGCTCCAGGGATGCCTGGGCAGCGCGGACCACCGCCCATACAAGCGTGGCCCAGATGATGACGTTATTCAAGGGTACTCCAAATACTACTGCCCCAGATACCCCCACGATGGGCGCATCCTTAGCGATTTCAGCGATACGCTCCACCGTGGTGTTGCTCATAGTTAGTCCTTCGTAAGGTTGATTGCTGGTGCGATGTACCAGAGATTGGAGAAAGGCAATTGCTTGAGGGCTGTGTGCAAGTCTGATTTGCCAGAGGCTACCCGTACTGCTGTATCAATGGACCCAGCAGCGGGGATAATACGACCCACACCTGTAGCCTGTTGTCGGGCACCCAGCAGTTCCTTAGTCTGCTGATCGCCCCACCCAGCTACGATACCTGATCCGATTTCCAGTACGTCCCCACTTAGCCCCGAGAGGCTGGTGTAGTTCATAGTGGCGCGGACCAGAGCAGCGGGGCTCAGGTTGTCCTTGAGGTAGCGCTCCCGGTCCTCCCGCCCAGCAGCGGCAAGGTTAACCCGTGCCAAGTGGATTGGTAGGACTAGAGCCATCTGGCCTAGCAGCATCCCCGCAGCGTAGCTGTAGGAATGGTTCATGCGGGTACGCCCCCACTGCTTCTCTACGGCGGTCAGGCCGAAGGTCCGAAGCTGGAGCATGAGCTTCAAGTAGTCGTTATGGAACCACTTGTTGCGCTCCCCGATGAACGCGCCTTGAATGATCTGGCTAGTGCCCCGGTGCACAGCTTGCACGAATGCCTCGGCTGTGCGGGGGTCTGTAACCTGAGTCAAGTCAAACGCTTGTAGCCGCCCCTGACTATCCCACTTGGCAACGTTGCCTAAGTCAGCTTTCATACTGGCTACAACGTCTGGCGTAAAGCCCATATCCCGCAGAGCCACATCCTCGCCACCATCACGGATAAACCTTGCAGCCTTCATGACGATCTGTTCTGCGGCCATACGGTGCTGTGCGGACATGAGCCCACGGAACCCGCTGATCTTAGATTGCAGGTGACCACCACCCCGCAGCAGGCGGGACAGCACACCGGATTGCTCCATGTACTGCTCCACCCGTACATCAGGTGGGTCTAGTGGCGCCACCATCTTGTAGCTCTCAGTACCAATCTCACCGCCATACTGCTCGATAGAGGTCAGGATGTGGTTGTTAGAGGCTTGCCCCTTCTTCAACCGCCCGACTTCTCCGAACATCTTAGGCAAGGAGGTGATACCGTCCAGCGTACTACGCAGACCCAGATGGTGGATAAGCTGCATGGTTTCAGCAGCCTGCGTAAAGACCAGTCCACCTAGGCGCTGCAAGCTCACGCCAAGCGCTAGGTTAGTGGCCCCAGCGCTAGTCACTTGACCCGCCACACGGGTTCCCAGAATCTCTGCCATCACCCGATCAAATGCATCGAACTCTGCAGCAGTGGGGGTAGTACCAGTCTCCACAGGAACGCCAGCCGCATCACGCAGTTGGCGTACCCCACGGATACCGTGAACACCGCCCTCAGTGAGCGCCACTGTACCCGCCGTGCGCCGCCCGTAGCTACGGGCCAGGGCCAGCGGGTCAGTGACGTACACATCGGCAAGTCGCAGACCGGGGCGCAGTTGCTCCCGCAGGTCCAGGTCCAACCGCTTCTTGGTGTGGCCCATGCCAGACTTACCAGAGGCTGCCGCCAGGGCTTTGTCCCGCATAGTTGGGTCTAGGGCCATGTCCTCCAGGGTGTCCCGGATAACCTGCCCGCCGTCACCGCCTGCTGACAGCGCATCCACCGACTCTGACCCCTGGGCACGCTTGCGCACCCGGTCAGTGTAGTAAGGGGCGAACATGTCCGCAAACTTAGCATCCCAACCCAGGCGGTCTTGGAACTGGCGGCTGAGTGCACCATGTACCAGATTCAGGTCAGCTACGCTCAGGGTCTGCAGCTTGCTACCGTCCAGCGCTTGCGGGATATACCCACGGCTAGAGGCTGCAAGGTTGTTACTCCCCAATGTACCTGCATCAATCTGGGCAATACGCCCACGATCAAAGAACTGCTCAAGACTGTCAGCAGCTCGCATCACATTAGCGTCAGCTACAGGCTGGTAGTTGGCATCCCTGCGATTAAGAATCTCGTCGTACACAGCAGTGTTGAACTCCCGCTTTTTGACCCCGTTCATCACATCGTCCCACACCCCACCGCCATTAGCCTTAGACCAAACGGTGTATGCACCCTCATAGTCGGGGATGGTATTACCCATCAACTTCTTATTGAGCATGTGTGAGCGGATAGCTGCATTAGCCTTGCGACCAGCGGCGCCAGTGGTAGTCTCCGTTACCAGAGATGCCACCATCTGCATGATAGGGTTCTTAGACGACGCTAGCACTAGCCCATCAGACATACCCCCAAACTTAGCCGTCAGCACCTGTAGGCGCTTGGTGTCGATTGGGTTCTGTGCAACGAACTGCTTAGCGTGGTCATACAGACGCTCAGCGTATCGGCGGGCAAAGCTGGCCTGCACCTGTGGAGGCACCATGCCTGGAGCCTGGAGCGCCTTCTCGCCACCCATGTAGACGATGTTGCTGCCGTCAGCGCTAATGATAAGGTCCAGCAATTTGCTGCCTTCCGTATAAGCGTCTTTCCCAGAGAACCCCAGGATTTTAGCCAGTACGTTAATCATTTCGCGCCATGCTGTAGAGGACTTACCTGCTACTGGCTTACCCTCCATACCCATGAGGATATCACGGGTAGCTTTGTCCGACCAGATTTGAGCGGCGAACTCATGCAGGTTTTGCGTAGCGTACTGGGCGCGGTAGTTGGCTACTTGCTCTGGAGTTGGGTTATCTAAACCCTTGAGTGTGCTGATCTTATCGGGGTACTTATCGCTAACTGCTGTTAAGTACCTGCCATACAAGTCTTTGAACTGCTCCATGGATGCCCGCAGCTCGGGTGCCAACCCAGCAGGGTTCTCCATGAACGCCTGAATCTTGGAGTGGGTACCAGCATGCACAATCTCATGCAGAGCAGTTACTTGGTGCCACCCAGACACAGTACCGAGCGCCGCATCCAGACCGCCAGTAGCAGCAGCAGGCGAGGCAATAGCCTGTGTGTTAGGATCAAAGTTCCCTCTCGCTTTAGTCTTGAAGTGCACAGGCACATCTAGCACATCCTTAGACAGTGCTTTGCGAAGATAGGTCGCCTGCTTACTAACAAAGGAGTCACCCAATCGAGTCAGGCCCTCTAGCACTTCTGCAGAACTGAAGGTATTCTTGGTAACTGCTGGCCGCTCTTTGGTACCAATGAACCAGCTTAGCGTAACCCCTTGCCCATCCTTACTAGGAATCTCCCTAGAGAACTCCCCTTTGGTCTTAATGCTTTCCACCTGGACTGCTAGTTGTTCCTCAGTGAATAGCTGAGGGAGTTGCCGACTAGCTGGGTTTGTCGCAGCGTCTGCGTCCACAGCTTTGACAACTGGTTCTTGCACTTCCGGCAGAGGTGTAGGCTCTACCTTAGGGGTTGTTACCTCACCCTCTTGGATGCGGCGGAATTCGTCTGCTAGGTCTGTAGGTACAACCTGCTCACGGATTGGGTTAGGACGTGTGCTCTCGTCCACAGACTGGCGAATGTCACGCACCTCGTTCTCTTGCACTGCCTTAGCAGCAGCCAATGGATCGTGGTTGCCTGTGTCGTCCATATGCTTGACGACCTTATCTACCTGCTCTCGCACAGCCTGAGTCTTGATGCTGTCTGTCAGCTCCCGTACTGCCTCGCTAGCAGCGCCGCGAGTAGCGCCACGCAGGAATGGGGCGGCCATAGCAGCACCCATAGCACCTGCCATGGCGTAATCTGCAGAGGTCTTCACCTCGCCCATAGCATCCTGAACAGCCTCAACGCCCACGTTAGCCAGAGCGTTCTCGGCCAAGAAGCTAGTAGCGGCAGCCCCTGTGCGCCCGGCATTCGCCAGCACAGCGGAGCCCACGCCCACAGCCTGGAGGGCCTTACCAGCACCCATGCCTACAGCGAAACCGACAGGGTCCATAACCCCGCCAGCCATCTGCCCAGCAAAGCCTGAGAAGCCTGTGGCTAGGCCGTAAGTCTTGTCGAGGTCACGGCGATAGGCAATCTGTGCCTGCGCCTTAGCAAGGGACTGAGGGCCAGTTACATTCTCGCGGAGGTACTCGCGTTCCTCGTCGGTGTGATTAGCCTCAACCTCGTCTTTAATCCCGGCGTAGGTCCAGCCTTCTGGGGTCTGCTCCTTCTCGCCATTGATGTAGTCCAGAATCCCGAATAGGGGCTGGATACGTGGGTCATGCCGTGCCTCTTGGAACACAGCCCCGAAGCCCACGGCATCCCGCTGCTTCTGTAGCGCTACCTCGTTAGCAATCCCGGTTGCTGTCTCTGCCTGTACGGCAGGGGCGGACGCCAGGGCGCCTACGGCCTGGGCATTGGACGCGGCCAGCAATGCCCCACGCTCGTCAGGAACGGACGCTGCAGCCGTTTTCTTTGCTCCCTGGGCCGTGGGTAGCACAGGCCAGCCTTCGGGCCTTGTGGCGGGTTCTGTGGGCCGCACAGGCGCCACGGCGGGCACATCACCCGCAGGCTGCGTAGAGGCAACCCCGCCCCACCCACGGACGATAGCGGCGCGCTTCTCGGCGTCCCCGGCTTTGTCCAGTGGGCGCTCGTAGTAGTGGGTAACTAGGCGGGCAGCATCCTCTGCGTTCTTAGCCGCAGCAAGGCGGCGCCCAGCGCCCTGTTCGTTACCTTCCCGCAGCTCGTAGTTAGCGAATGCAACCTGCTCTGCCACAGTGCTACCTTGGATGGGCTTACCATACTTCTTCTGGAACTCTGCCTGACGGTCAGGGTGCCATTGGGCTAGGCCATAGGCTTTACCGCCATCCCCTACGGCAGCAGGGTTGAAGTTGCTCTCAGCCTTGAAGTTAGCGGCCAGACCGAGAGCCTGCTCCCTTGTCCATCCATGCTGCTCAAAGGCAGAGACTACTTCTTGATGACGGTTATCTGCCATAATGATTCCTTAGTACAGTGTGCTAGGCTCCGCTTGGAACATACTAGCCTTGAGTTTATCCAGCATGCCAGCAGGCTTCTTGTAGTTACGCAGCTCTTTACCCGTTAGCGTTTGGGTCTTGATAGCGCCCTCTGGGGTCGTGACCTCAACAAGAAATCGAGCATCTCCATCCACATCACCAGTGCGATAAATGACATAGTTATCCTTGAGGTCACCCCCAACTGCCTTAACCTTATCGGCCAGTACAGTCTCAAAGCGACTAGCTGCCTCCTTAGCTCCCATGTTGTTTTCCCCTGTAGCGAGGATTGCAACCAGAGGCTTCTGCCCCTTCTGGTTAGTAAGGGTGGCGTGCTTACCGATAATCTCCAGCCCGTTGCTCAGGGCTGTAGTAAGAGAGCGAGCTACCGAGGTCTTGGTGTCGTTAAGCCCACGATTCTGGCGGTAGTCTCGAGAGATCATAGTCTCAATGATACGCAGGGAGTTGTCATCCACTGTGTTCCATCCGAGCATGTTCTCGTTACGGTTCTCCGCCTCTGCCCTAATGGCCTTGTGCACCTCAGTCTTTTCATCCTGTGGTAGTACATCGCGGGCCAGGGGCTGAGCGATCCGTGCGGACAGGAACGCCTGCTCAGTAGGCACACCTGCCCTTACTGCTGCATTGTAGCGGTCATAGAATTGCTGCTCATCCGTAGAGAAGTAGGCGCCTTTAGTCTCGTCAGTTAGCGCGGCATAGGTGGCAGCGACTTGCTGTACGCCCTTGGTGTCCTGCTTGTCTGCTGTACCCACACCCATAGTGCGGAGGTCTGCCTTAATGGCGTCATACCCGCCAGCACCCCGGCTGTTAAGCAGGTTAGC